CATTGAGCTTGCCCTGCACCGCCTGCGCCTGCGCGCCGAAAATGCCCATGGACTGGGCGGCCAGGTCCTGCTCGAACTTCATGTTCGCGAGCGCAGTGTCGTACTCACCGAGGCTGGCCCGCAGCTTGTCGGCCGCCTCCGGCTTCATGCTGGCGAGCATGCTCTCGAGCGCGGCCTTGGCCAGGTCGGCCTTGCCGCCAGCAACCAGCCCGGCGAGCGCCTTGTCGATCGAGCCGACCGAGGCGTTGAATTTTTCGGTGGCGACACCGGCGTCCAGCAATCCGCCGGTGATGTCGGCGCCCCAGTTGTTGATGCTCTCCGCCACGCTCGGGCTGATGACCTTGCCGATCTGCTCCTCGAGCTTCCCGAAGCCAGAGCCGAACTCGCTCAGGGCGGTGCCGGTGAGCTTGCCCGTCCGGCCCAGTTCGCCGAGCGACGTGGTGAGCTTGTCGACTGGCGGAGGTGTCTCCTCGCTCGACTGCGCCAGTTCGCTCAGCGCGATGATGAGCAGACCGAGGCCGGTGCCAGCGATGGCAATCTTCGCGGTGCGGGACAGGGCCATCATCGCGGCGCCGGCCGCGGCGAGCGGACCAGGTGCGGCGGCCGCGGCGACGCGCATGGCGACCATCTGCGCGCCGAATGCGGCGATCAGCCCTCTTGCCGCGGCGAGACCCGCAGTCGCCAGGGCCACGGTCTTCACGGCGATGGCCAGCTGCAGCAGCGCCGTAATCAGCCCCGAGGGGACGGAGGCCACCAGCTTGGCGAGCACGTTCACGACTTGGAGCAGACCGACGCCGACATCCGAGCCGGCCTTGAGAAGGTTCAGCAGGGCCTGCCCGATGGAGCGCATCGTCTGGCTGACGGTGGGCCCCTGCGCCCGGGCGTAGTCCATGAAATCCCGGAGGCCGCCGCCGACCTGCCCGGTGTCGAGGCGGCGCAGGAAGTCCACGATGGCGTCGTTGACACGCTTGAGCGTGCCGGTCGAGAACTCCGTGAACTTGACCATGATGCCGTCGAAGCCGGGCGACGCCATGCCACCACCCAGCATGGTGATCATCCGGTCGAGTTCGGCGGATGTTCCCTTGACCAGCGGAGTGAGCTTCGGCAGCAGCGCAGTGGTGAGCGCCAGGCCCTTGGTGAACGGTCCCAGCGTGTCCTTTGCGAGCGAGTCGGACCACTCGTTGTAGGTGTCCTTCAGGACCGACAACTGCGCGGCCGCCACCCGTGCTTCGGGCGGCATCTTCGCCAGTTGCCGTGCGTATGCTGCCTGAGCCTGAGCGGCTTCCTTCGAGTTGGCGCCGGACTCCTCGACAGCATCCTTGTACTTCTGCTCGGCGGTAACAGCGTCGCCCATGGCGGCGATCTGAGGGCCGAGCGCCGCGGTGTACACGCCCACCGCGGCACCGGCCGCCGCCGTGGACGCCACCAGGGGCGCCATCGCGGCAGCGGCCGGGATGATCGCAGGGGCAAGGCTGATGACGGACTTCTTGAGCGCGTCAGCTGCCTTCCCTGCCGCATCCTGCGACGACGACATGGCGGCCATACGGTCGGCCGTCGTGCTGGCGAGGCGGTTGATCGATGCACTGCTGTTCGTCGTTGCTGCGCTGATCCTGCGGTGCAGCCGCGTAGCCGAGTCGCCAGCCCGGTCCAGCACGCGGCTGAGCTGGTCGCGTCCCTGCAGGATGAAGTTCATCGTCGTCACGGCTGCTCACCCCCAGATTGCTGCTGTGTGAGATGCCGGTCCAGCCACGCGACGAGGGAGTCGAAGTCCCCGATCGTCAGCTCGTCGACGGCTGCAGGTGGGATGTGGAGGACGTGAGCGAAGAGTCCGAGGTATTCGGTCCGCTGCTCATCGACTCCTGGCCGCTCTCCGGCAGGGACGGCTCGCTGCTCTCCTCGAGGGGAGGCTGCGCGCCGGAGTCTTTTGGGTCCTCGGTCAGTTCCTTGATCGTGGCCTCGGCGTGCTCACGGTCGAGCGCCATGTCGGGCACCCGGCGCAGCGCGTGCGCGATCTGCTCGCCCGTCACGTCCGGATCCTGAGCCGCGATGGCCACAGCCTCGGTCACGTAGTTGACGACCTCGTCCTTGTCGAGGCGGGTCACCATTTCGTCCACGCCCGGGTCGAAATCGCCGAACCGCAAGCTGGGCTGGCTGCGCTTCTTGATGACCCACACGATGCCGCGCATCGCGTCGAGGTCGTCCTCGGCGAGGCCCTCCCTGATGACGGGCCACTTCATGTCGATGGTCCTCGAGACGATCGACACCTCAGACACCTTCAGCGACCGGGCGTCGTAGCACTCCGGCTCGCCACCGGCCGGCGTATAGACGATGATCAACGCTGCTCCCTAGCTGAGTTGGTTACGGACGTCGTCGACGACGCGGGCGACCTCGCGGGCCATGCGGTCGCGATGGGCGGCGACGGTCTTGTCCCACCAGAAGGGCGTCACCCACTGGTTGGCCCACTTCTTTCTGTTGCCGAACACCTTGTGCCGGATCCGTCCCGGAGGCGGGCCCTCGTTGATGACCTTCGGCATGTTCCTCAGGTCGGGCGGCAGGCGGCCCTTGTCGATCCAGAGACGGGCGCCTGGGTTACCGGAGGTCCGCACCGAGATGCGGATCGCTCCGGCGATCGTGGCTCGCAGAGGGCGAGTGGTCGGCGACGGGCCGCCACGCTTGCCCGGTTTGCGGCCCTCGCTCCTGATGGGCAGGCTGCGGATGGTCTGCTGCAGGTCGTCGCGCAGCGGCTCGGCCGTATGCCGGATCCGGCGGGCAAAGTTCTGCTTGAGCCGCGGGCCGCCCGCCGCCTTCAGTCGGCGTGAAAGTTCGATGAGCTGCCCGGTGCCGGTGATCTGAACGCTTTGCGCCACCGGGCACCTCCCCGATCAGAGAGTGACGTCGGTGGAGATGTAGGTGATGACGGGCAGGTTCGTCCCGTCGTGCAGGCCGGTGAAGTTGAACGTCGGCCGGATCACGTCGAAGCCCTCGATCTGCGGCGGCGCATCGTCGACCTTGACCGCGGGGAGCGTGATGCGGAACGTCTCGGCGTTCGCGGCCTCGATGACCGGGCCAATGAACTCCCACACAAGGCTCGTCGCTCCGTCGCTGGTGTGGAGGTCGTCGACCGTGGTGGCGACGTAGTCCATCTCGAGCGAACCGGTGATCTTCACCTGGTCGTTGGAGATCGGCTCCGCCTTCAGCGCGGACTGGTTCGCGTAGAACCGGTCCGTGGCCTGCGGGCGCTCGATCTTGATGCTGACCTTACGGACGCCGTCCAGTGCGGTTTCCGCGCCAAAGCTGCCGGTCTTGAGCCCCATCTGCCCGAAGTGGAAGGGAGACATCACCGGGTAGGAGGCGACGGACAAGGTCTGTGTCTCGTCGCAGTCCTTCCCATCGAACTCGAACGTCGCCATCAGCATGCCGCCGACCTCGCAGCTGAACTCCGCCGAGAGGATCTTGCAGCCGACGAACGTCTTGTCGGTCACCGTGCCCGTGGTGAGCGGCACGCCCTTCTGGATCGTCAGAGACTTGCCCGCGGTGTCCGCCAGGGTGTGCGTCTGCAGGTAGGCCGTGGTGGCGCCCTGCTGCACCGGGGTGACCGAGGTACCCATCAGAGCCTGGAGGAACAGGCCCATGGCCTTGTTCGTGACCTCGAGCTCGATGGATCCTGAGGCTTCCTTCTGCGTCAGGACCCGCCGTGACGACAGCGCCATCAGCCGCCCGGCCGCGATTCCGGCCGACTGGGCGGTGGTCTTTTTGAGGACCAGGGATTCCTTCGTGAACTCGACAAACTTGCTGGGCGCCGCGTAGGTGCCGTAGGTCGTCTCGGCTGCAAGGCCGATCTGTGCGCCGAGGCCGGATCCGATCGCCATGGATCAGCCCTCCTTCTGCAGCGACCTGGCGCCGCTCCTCTTGGCCGCGGCCTCGCGGACACCCGGCTCCTCCACCGGCTCCCACGTGCCGGCCTGGCACACGTAGCCGTCGAAGCGCTCGTCGGGGACATCGATGACCTGGTCCGGCTGAACTTCCTGTGACCCGAGCTCCGGCACGGTGACCGGCTCCGGGCCGATGAGACGCACACGCGCCATGGCTGTACTCCTTGATGGATGGGGTGATCAGATGCGGGCGCGGCAGGTGATCGTGAACGGAACGCTCACCTGGGCGCCCTGGTCGGTGAGCGACTGCCGAAGCGTGTAGCGGGTGAGGTGCGCCCACTGCACAGTGCCGTTCAAAGTCGGGGCGGTAGGACTCGCCCCCGATGCGCGGATCACGTTCTCCACCACGGCAAGCAGCTCGTAGGCGCGCGCCCGACAGGCGGCGAAGTCATGGTCGCCGCTCCATGTGTCGAGCCAGCAGGCGATGTCGAAGTTCTCGTCCCGGGTCCTGGCGCCGGCAGCGTTGAACTCCTGCACCACCTCGGCAGCGAGATCCCCCTCAAGGGACCAGCCAACCGCAATGAGGTCTGCATCCGACTGGTCGTCCGTGGGGGGCCCGTCGACGACCTGGACACCAGAGAGTCCTGCCTCCGCGCGCAGGATCGCGAGCAGCGCCGCGATCGCGCCAGGGACAGATGAGGTAGCCATCACCCCACCCCCGGCGGCAGACGGTACGGCTCCAGCAACTGCAGCGCCCGGTTCGGGATCGCGTAACCGAAGCCTGCAATCGGCTCGGTCACGCTGTAATCGTCGCCGCCTCGTGTCGGCCGGGCCGGCCCCTGACGGGTACGCCACAGGTGCTGCAGGATGATTCGTGACGCCGAAGACATGGCAGCCGGGACGATCCGGCGGCCGACCTGGTAGGTCCACCTCAGTGGCCCGGTGAACGTGCCGCCGTCCAGCCGCTGGACGACCCCTGTCGTGCTGTCGACGTCCAGGTCGGAAACCGCGTATGTCGTCCCGCCCGTGAGGATCGGCACCACTGATGTCACCGACAGGACCGGTGTCTGCCGCAGCGCAATCAGCGGGACGCGTCGCCCGTCATGCCGCTCGGTCACTGTGCGGACAACGACCGGCCCACACAGGCCCTCGATCCCGGCCGTGATCGACTCGATCCAACTGCGGATCTCGTCATTGTCAGCGTCGGTGGCCTTGCTCAGATGCTTCTTCGCGTCGGCCAGCGACAGGATCGCTGGGGGGGTCGACTCCCGGACGTCGAAGCTATCGGTGTAGGCGCTGGCCGGTCCGGTGAACAGCCAGCGGACACTGTGACGCCCCGCCTGCTCAGTTACGTAATCGACGACGTACAAGCCAACAGATGTGGGCGCCGGAACGACAGGCAGGGCCGTGGTGCCGTCAGGCAGAGTGATGGTGAGAACCGCCGTTGTGGCGGTCGCGAGCGTGCCGCCCGCATCCGTGCAGGACGCGTTCAGACGGACAGTGTCCCCAAGATCGAACGGCACGACTCACACCACCCTCACGTTGCTGCGCCGTCAGACCCCTTGGCCTCCGGCTTAGGCACTGGCTTGCTGGGCGCTGCCCTCTTCGTCGGCCTGCCCACCGATCGCCGTTCGCCCGGCTCGGACGTTGCCTGCTCGACAGTCCGCCCCGGCCTCGCCATGTGGTCCTCGATGCTCCCGAACAGATCCTCACGCCCGGCCACCACAGGATCTGACTCGTCGATCAGGTCGCCAGCGTTCACGAGGCGCGGTGCGCCGCCGATGTAGGCGACGAACGACGCCTTGGCCCTCTTGATGGCCATGGACTTCCTCCTCAGACCTTGTCGGCGGTGTCACCGAGGCCGTGCGGTCCCGGGCTCTT